GCAAAAATGTGTATTTAGTACTTGTATAGTGCTATCACTATGCTATAACTATAGAGAGAGACAAAAGAGAGACAGTCTCTGTACAACTACTAGACACTATGGAGGACAACAAATGTCAAAATATGCATATGTAGTAAGCGGCTCTGAAGATGGAATAATCGGTGTGTATTCAAATAAAGCAGATGCAATTAAAGAGGCTGAAAACTACACATTAGAACATGGTAATGAGCACGTAAAAACTGAAGACTATATAAGAGACTTCGGTGACTGCTATGTCACAGGTACAGGATGTAGCGCTGAAGTTACTAAATGGCCTCTTTGTTGATGCATCTAGGGCATTGTTGCGGCAATGCCTTTACATGCATCAAGCATGAAAACAACACAATTATTATACAACTACTACACATTAATGGAGGAACAGATGGAAGACATATTTCAAAGCGTAATAGATGATATTCAAGACAAGCTAGAAAGCGATAATTACGGCATAGATACATATGGTTGTGAACTACACAACGAGCTATGCAACACAGATTATTTCATCATAGGCACATATCAAGCCAAAGAGTTTCTTGGCGGTCACGTCTTTGACGCCATAGAGATGATTAAGGATTATGAACAGTCTAACTTTGGGGAAGTATCAACAGATTTAAGCGAACCAGAAAGAGTTGTGAATATGCTTGCATATATTATTGGCGAGTATGTGCTTGCTGAGAGTGACCGCCTTCAAGAAAAATGGGATGATCGCTTAACTGGTGATGATCTTACTAAGATAGCAAAAGATTTAGAGTGTCTCAGCGCATCTAAGCTTTATGAGGAGGCCGCTTAAATGACCATCTCTGAACTAATCACAATCATCAAACAAATAGAACTTGTTGACGTTCTTGGGGCGTTGGCTTTGTTCATAACTACGTTTGGCTTATTCACACTTTTTTAATCAACTAACTATACAACTACTAAACACTAATGGAGGAACAGATAATGAATTATGAAATGTTTAGACCAGTAAAAGCACACGCTGACAAGGCGGCTTCTTACATTAGCGCAGGGAGAGAAACAGACCGCAGTTTTGACAGTTGTTTTGAGTGGTGGGGTAGTCATGCTGTGGCAGTTACACTCTATCGCAGAGCGCAGAAAAGACCCGACACAAAGATGGCACAAAACCTATTCAAGTATTTGGATCGGCATGCAGTAATGGCAGATGTCGAGGAATACAAAGATTGGGATGATCTAGAAGCATTAGCACAACATCATAAAGAGGAGGGGTATTAAATGATTGATCCTGATGAATGGGATAAGGGGTAAGGAAATGCATAAGAAAGAATGTTTTACTATGTGGTTTCAAGATGGTGGAGGTAGAACAACCATTTGGGGCCGCAGAGAATTAAAAGAATATGCAAAAAAATATGATTTTGACGCTGATGAAGTAATCAGAATTGGAGAGACAGAAATGCTTTGCGATTTAGACGGCGACGTAATCGGCGGCGTTTTTAAGGAGACAGAACTATGCAAATAAAACTTAGCTATTACGATTTAATTGAAGCAATCGAAAATAAATTAGATAGAACTTTTGAGGGCAACATAAATTTAGACGATTGCGAAACCTATTTAAACGTCGAGATAGACGAGCCAGATAGACAACCCAAAAAATATAAGAATGGGCGTATTGTTAAAAATGAACACGGCTATCCAGTTTATGAGACTGTAGGAACTAAAAAGCATAATCTATCCTTTAACGATGATAGCTATCTAACAATTTCAATTTACAAATACGATTAAGGGGATAGGGCATGAACCGCAAACAAGCAGAAGAACAATTTAAGTATTTTCACCGCCGTATGTGTTACGCCGACACTACTGAAGCACAAGACTACTGGTGGAAAAAAATACAAGACCTTGGCGCGGCTGATGAGCGAGGCGAGATCACAAAATGAGCACAAAAAAGCAGTACCAAGGCTAAACTGGAGGAGAAAACCTTAGTACTGCTAGTTGGAGCAACGCAGGGAGAAACACAACGTTTACTCTCAGACAAACACAGAAAAGCTTCTGTACTGCCACCATACACCAATTAGTCATCCCACTGAAAAACTGATGCATCCTCTCCGGCGAGCCTATAAGCGATTACCAAATAGTTAATCTGGTCAATCAAGCTATCCTCGTGAAACCCATTGTCATCCATACGCGCTGCCTTTAGCTCTGCCATCATCCTTGCCACGTCGTAGGCCGACAGAGAGACTCCCTCAGTGAGCTTTTCTTTCAAAACGTTGTTCCACCTATCTGCAATGCTTTGGTGCATTTCTCGTGCGTCTCCGTAGCTCTCCTGACGTTCTTGAACGATACCCTCGGCCTTACTGAAGATTTTCTTGTAGTTCATCTATCTCATCCTTTGTTCTGGCTCTATACTTTGCGTAGCCTCTTTCACTGACTACCTTGACATATTGTCGATCTATTAAACTCAGCAACACTTGCATCACGTCTTTCAATTCTTCATCGAGTGCGCCTGCTAAATCTTTTGCCGTGATGATGCCGTGGCTACGCATGAAGTCTAAAATGTGGAGCTCTGGTTTTGTCAGTGGCTCTCTCCACACGCGCCGTCGTTTGTCATCTGGTAAGGCTGCACGTAAACCAAGCCGCGCTCTTTTTCGTTCAAACGTCATCATTCGCTTTTTTAGCATTTCCTCATCCATCTCGTTCTAGCTCATACTTGCGTTGGAGAATGATTTGCTTTTGCGCCTCGCTCCACATCGTGAGGTTAGGATTGCGCAACACACGCCGACGGTTGGCAACACCTTCCAACTCAGCAATTGATTTGACCGTCTGCAAAGCTTGGCAAAACTCATTTTCATCAAGATCAGACCAATCCCCTAAAAACATTGACATTCGTGACATCGAACGCGACACGCATAACGCCCCCCTAAAGGGGGGCGGTTTATAGCATGTCGTTTCGCTCGACTTCGACACGACACAAAAATGTCGAAAAATGTCGTGTCATGTCGCGTGTCACCCCTCATTACACCGCCTAACTACCCCATCTTTTTGGGTTACTTTTTGCAGTTCTATGAGGCCATTTAGCAGCCTGTTAAACCGTGATCTATCGTTCCTTCTGTTGTCCGTTGCATACCGATCTAGGTACTCATCTCGCAGCCTGTCTCTCTCAACTTCATCATGTTCTTGCAGCTCATCAAACAGGCTCATCACGGCGCGTTGTGGCTTACTCATGCCACCTCCATTGCCGCTTAAATTTGGCACATCTGCCGTTTCTTCGAGCACAATGCTGCTGACCTCAAACATATCTGGCGTCATAAGTGTTATGGGTAGTTTGCTGAACGCCATGGGTTCTGGGAAAGCGTCATCTTTTTGCTTTGTCCACGTCATCACGACCTTGGCAAGCTCATCATCTCCCACTTGCTCCACGCGAAACTCATGGTCTAAGCTTGCCGTTAGCTCTGACGCCCCTCTGCCACGCTCTTTATTGCTATGCCCCGTGTGATGCACCAGTAGCACCGTACAGTCTTTATACTTCGCTTTGAATTTATCTAACGCCAAAATCAGAAGGTTAACGTCCACACCAGAACGCTCATCAGCCCCACCCAACGCCCTTGCTAATGTATCAACGATGATGAGCCCTGGCGTTCCCGCTTGGTCGATGAGCTCATCTATGGCTTGCTCTAGCTCTAGGACGGCTTGTTCATTGCTGAGTATAACTGCACGATTGCTTTTATAGAATTGCGCTTGTCCATCTTTTATTTGATGGTGTTTTTTCCATGCTGCAACACGTCTGGTTAGTCCATTGCCACCTTCGCCACATAGGTAGAACACGCTGCTTTGTTTGACGTTATGCTCGTTCCATTGCTTTCCGGTGGCTATTGAGAGCGCCATATCAAGCACCAGAAACGTTTTACCTGATCCTGATGCACCAAAGCACATCGCCAGTGTATCGCGTTCTAGCAAGCCATCTATGAGCCAATCTGGTTTTTGTATGACAAGATCATCTATATGCGTAAATAGCTTTGCTTTAGGCTTTTCTACCCATGCATCGTGCAGCCGCTGTAAGCCTTCTTTGACGCTTTGCAGACCTTGGCTAACGTGTATATCGTTCCAATCTGCGCCTTGTATTTTTGGGAGTGCGTACTGCCTCTTTGAAGCTTTAGCGGCTGCAATCCCTGGCGTATCATTATCTGCTGCGATCTGCAACGTAATATTTGGCCATTGTACAGCAAACGCATTGCATATTTTGGGCAAGGTGCCTGCATCTAGCGCAAAGATCACTGGTGTTTCTTCAGTTTCGCTCCGCAACGCCATAAATACACTAACCCCAGTTGCATAACCTTCTGTTACATATGCTGTACAATCGCCTGTAAGCGTGCCTATAACGCCAAAAGCCTGATCTTTAACGAGACCTTTGTTAAACTTCTTTAGCCCATTTGGTGATATTCTTTGATGCCCAACAATCTCTTGCTCAAAATTATACAAAGGTATTACAACCGTATCACCATCAAGTTCAGCATTTATTAGCTCAATTTGTTTTGCCTCAATGTAAGTGCTCATATTGCTGCTCGGTTTTAGCTTAATTATGTTTTCAAAATCGCTTGCAGTTGGTTTATGCTCAAACGCATTTTCTTGTTTAAAAACAGGCCACACGCCATCGTGCTTCATCTCGTTTATGATGTCACGAAAGCCATCTGTGCCACACTGTCTGCAATGCACTTTGACAAGGTTCTGATATTCGTTAATGCGAAACCTGTCTGTGCCACCGCATGACGGGCATGGGCCATGATATTCAGCCGATGAATTACCACCAGATACTTTCTTCATGTTGTACCTAGTGATAATCCTGTCTGACCATTCTGACCAATATGGCTGCTCGTAGTCAGGCATTTTCATCCTCATCATCTGTATCTTTCGGTAAGTAAACCAGAACTAACGAGTGACATTTTGGACAACTAAGGTTTGTTTCCATGACGTAATCATCTGACATTTCGTAGTCGTGATCGCCGCCCCATATTAACTCTGAATTACAATGCCAACACTTCATTGGTTAAAATGGAATTTCATCATCTAGATCATTGCTTGCAGCTTGCTTGTCTTTCTTGCCAAGATCATCACCAAAAGCAGACTTTTTCTCTGTCTTTGGTTGATCCTTTTTGCCGTCTAGTAAGTCTGCAAATTCGTTTGCTACTGCATCTACTGGCGCTTCAACAAGGTCGTTAAACGGATTGCTTTGCTCTTGCTGTTCACGTTCTGCAACCTCAACCACCATCACACCTTCTGGCCGTAGCTGCACCCCAGTTTTGCCTGCAAATGACCAAGGGTAGATTTTTAGCATAACGTGTATTGTGCTATTGGTCGTTAGCTGAAAATCGTCTTCTGCTTTGCTGCCATCTTTCATATATTGGCGTGGCTTGCTGTTTGCGTCTTGGTAAGTCTTTTTGACAAGCTTGGCGATACGACCTGTGTTGTCCTCATTTTGCGGAAATATGTCTTCAATATCTGTTGCGTAAAATGGCTCTGCTTTGGTTTTTTCGCTTTCTTTCCAAGCTTTGCGCATTTGGTTAGCTAGGTCTTTTGCTTGCTCGTGATCCATAATGACGTGCATTTCATACTTGCCGTCTGGGTCCGTTGCATCGCAAGGCACACTGCCACCTTTCGGCCTGTTTTCAGTAGGCGTGGGGTCAAACTTATATGCTCTGTCCAGTTTTGGCCAAAGTGCTTTTACGTTTGTTAATCTATAATCCATGTTTGTCTCCTTTTTTATTGGTCTAGATAATCGGGTAGGTTGTGCATCGTGAAGCTTCCCCAACGCGTATCGTACTTGCCGGTTTCCTTTGCTTCTGCGATTTCTTGTAATGCTGTTTCAACAACGTTTGTTGCGTATTCCAATGCTGCCATGTCTAGCGTGTGGAAATGAGCAGGGTAGGGCCATTCTTTTTCTACGGCCATTAGCCCAAAATATTGTACTTCGACGCCCAAAAGCTTGGCACACAGCAAATAATGCGCAGCTTGAAAGTGATACCCCAAGCGGAAAATGGCCTTGCCGAAATTTCTGGGATCAGCTTGGGCGGCGCTTTTTACGTCTCCCATAACTCTAAGATTTGGCGAATAAATGTCTGGTCTACATTTCAGCAAAAGGCCAGTGCTAGGGTGCTCTACAAAGTAGCTATGCTCCACTTGCTTATCTTTTTGCTGTAGAAGCTTGCCGCAATGCTTATCGTTAAGTAAGCCGCCTACAACCTCGCCATAATCAGCCTCAACCCCATTGACCATACCTCTGACCATATCGTAGTCTTTGCGAGGCAGAACAACCTTGCCTTGCGCTTGGGCTAGTGCGTCTAACTCTTTAAAAGCTTTTGTTGCGCGTGATTTCTCATCTGACACCAAAACATTGCCTAGCTCTGGCTCTAATGCTTCGCTATGCACGGCTGTTCCCACGTCTGCAACATGCTTGGCGAGGTTGAACTGGTTATGCATCGCATGAAACGGACTTTTCATAATCCATTGCTTTAAGAAAGAAGCGTTAACCCCTGTTTCTGCATGATAATCTGCGTTTGTTATATCTTTGTGTATGCCTTGTTTCATTGCTGCTCTTTCTCAAAAACCATTGCATCTTGCGTAGGTGTTTCTTGTGTTTTTTCATTGCTAATAAATAAATCGGGTTGCCGCGTAGCTTCATCAACGCGCTTGCAAGCTATCTCAAAATAATCGGGGTCTAACTCAATACCTGTGCCATGCCTGCCAAGCTTTTGACACGCAACTAACGTTGTTCCGCTTCCTAGAAAGGGGTCTAAGATGGTTTTGTCAGATAATGGTAAATGATTGATGCACCACTTAATAACGCCAAGCGGCTTTTGTGTTGGATGACTTCTTATATCTGCGCCTTTACGGATCATTCCGTTCCAACGCCAGTAAATACGTCTAACGGCTTTTTTTAAGTTAGTCCAAGCTAACTCGCAATCTGCAAAGTCACCACTGTTCTGTTTATCCCAAACAAGCCAACATGATGATGGGGGTAAATCATAATAATTACCTCCAAAAATAATTTGTGATTTTGCAATTGTCCTTGCTAAACTAATATGTTCATCACAAGTTGATTTATCCCATTTATCTGATTTGTAATTTCCCACAGCGGCTTTACCACGTCTGCTTCTATTTTTGTCGCCGCCTTCGTTAATTCCGTAAGGTGGATCGGTTACAACGGCGTCAAATTTGCCAAGCAAGGGCATGACTTTTAAACAATCGCCTAAGATAAGCCTTTGGTTTCCTATTCTTTCTTCTTTTACGATAGCCATGCAAATAGCCTCCGCAAAATGTATGACCTTGCAAAACTTAAGACAAAAAACGTTAAGGTGATTTCAGCAGCAACAACTGGATTAGGCTGAAAGCCCCATAGAGGGAACAGCCAATAAGTTGCAGCCCACGACACAAGCAAGCCAATAGTTGCATTACTAAATGCCTCTAAAGATGCCATCACTCCACAGCCCTCGCATATGCAGCCATGAGCAACGCTTCGGCTCTGTGTTCGTCTTTCTTGCGCTTGAGTTGTTGGCTAACTTTAGGAAACTGTTGGATGGCTAGGCGTCTTGCACCGTCCTTGTCTGCCGGTACGTGCAGCATCTTTTTCCAACTGGCCGGGGTAACGATCTGGTGCTTGATGTTGAGCACGCCCACCGTTGAGAGGATTTGACCGTAGCCCATGCCAATTTTAAATGCAGAGCTAACACCTTGCTTGGGTCTTGCCGATTGTTTCTCTATTATAAGAAAGTCGATCTGCGTGCTTTGCAGTATGTCTTTCAATTCGTGAGCGTTTAAGCCACCTTCTGCAAAAACAGGTAGATCATAGACTTGGCACCAATCGCCACAGAGAAGGGCAACGCCACCTGTCCGATAGCCTGGGTCAATGCCGCAATAGGTTCTATCTAGCCCCATTTTCGACCTCATATCTGTGCTTTAATATTTGCTGAAGTAAGGACGCGACGCTTCGACGATCTTCTTTTGCTTCGTTTTCTAGCTTGGTTTTTAAATGCCCATCAATTCTGACGAACAACGTAACCTGTTGATTTTCCATGTAAAACTCTCGTGTTTGTCGTTTTATTGTAAAATACTGTGTTTAGTACTTGTATACTGATAGCAATTTGATATATATGAATAGGAGACAGTAACAACACAGGAGCAATACACGTTAACTATACAAGTATTAAATATTAATTAAACAGGAGAAACAGAATGAGACACATCATTGACTACGACCACATGTGCCGTGTTTGTGGAGGCAAGCAACGTGTGCATCGGTGGGAGTATTCACCCATTGCAGGCAAGCAAGTCTTGGTAGGTGAGGACTGTGATTATTGTGTAGGCGGTTATCGCGCTATCACGATAGGCAGAAAGAAATAAGGAGGAATGCAATGTCTAAATATAAAACAGTAGTGCGTTCAGATTTTGACGCAGATGAAAGCTTTACCAAAGCCATGCGCATGATGATGAAGTTTTTAAAGAAAAATGAAGCAGACGGCAAAATGGCAATGGTTACTTTAGCTAGGGCTTTGGGCGGTACGCTTATGCTTACAACTGATGAAGAACAGCGAGATATGGCACTTGCTACGGTTACAACTCAAATGTGCCAAACGTTTGCTGATTTCTTACAAATGGAAGATCAGGAAAAAACAAATACTAGACATAAAATCTAACTTTCATATGCTAAAAAAAATTGGAGGAAAAAGCCATGAAGTATGGAGGCTTCATTTTTGGTGCGTCGGAAGATCATCAGAAACAGCAACGCATTGGGATTAGAGCATTAGCCAAAGCCCAAAGCGCAGAAGTAAAATGGTTTACAGAAGATGAGGGGCGTCAGAGGCGCGATACAGAGGACCGTGAGGAGCTACAAGCGTGCGCTAGGTATTGCCGCACGAATAACGCGACTTTCACGCTCAGTTCGCTCTCTGGATTCACCAAACGCAAATGGCAAGGCTTAACGTGGCTCAAGCATCAAGTCGAAATGCATGACATAACCATTGCAGTTGCAGATGATCCAACCATAAGCAAAGGGTCATTGCATGTGCTTAGTGCGGCGGCAGACATACAACGCAAACGTGTTGCACAAACAAGCAAGGCGGCGTTGGATGATATAAAGCGCAGACTTGATGCCGGTGAGGAAGTGATCGCCAAACGCTCTGGAAAAAAAGTTGACAGACTTGGTTCACATGAGAATATCGGTGAATCTGGAAAGCTAGGCAATCAAGCCCAAGCCAAACTTGCAGCAGAACGTGATGCAGACGTTTGGCCAGTTATTGAGAAATATTTAACTCAAGGGCTAGGCTACAATGCGATTGCACGGCAATTAAACTTAACTGAAATACCAACGCCAAATGATAAGGCAAGGTATAAACGCGACACTCAAGGCGTCTGGTATGCCTCGACCGTGCGCAATATTGTACTAAGGAGAAACAAATGAAACACAACTACGCAAGGCTCTACTTTTGGGCATCAGAATATACTTTTATATATTTAGCAAACTCGACCAACAGACTAATTCAAATAATGAAACGCTTAGAGCGTTTGAGTAGTGAAGCGACCGGGTGGATCGGGAAAGAACAGCCATTCGCTCCAATCGCACCTCCAATGAACGGAGGAACAAATGACTAAACTTGATAAAAAAACAGACTTTATTGACGCCCATAACACAATGTTGCGCCATCCAGATAAATACAAAATTGAATATTTCCCTGTTGATGGGCAAGAACTGCGCCAAATGCGTGAGGATATGATTATAGACTTTGTTGAAACGCAGTGTGAATTAGAGGTTGCGCTATATTTTGCAAAGAAAAACTGGAATGTGGATAGCGATTTAGCGAGGTTTATCCATGCCTCTAGAGAGCGTCAGACAATCTTTTGGTGCTTCAATAAGAAAGGCTATGAGGACGGTTGGACCGTTAGCATGATGGCCGATTTTTTAGATATGGATAGAACACAATGCAGTAAAATACTGTCGGCTATGCACGAAAATAAGTACATTTCGCGTAACTCAAATGAGGGCTTCCAACGCTATTACTTGCCGTCTGAGCGATTACTTAATAACGGTAAATATTTCTGCGAGCACTATGTAGACTTGACTTTGCGGCTCACTGAAAGCAATGAACGCGTCGCATTTTTTAACTACCGTGCGGCAGAAAGAATACATTTTCAGAACAGCAAAAAAGCGTGATAGCTGCACACATTAAATATGTGCGGCTGTCACATTGTTTTATAATTTTGCCGTGTTAACTTAGATACAGGAGAAAGACAGCAATGAGACAGAAACGACGCAAAAGCAATCCAACAGTCCTAAAGATGGGC